CCTGTTTATTAAAGCGGTCTTTGAAGAACTTTTTCTTCGGCTGTTTGTTTTGAGAGCAACTGATTAGTAAGGTCTGTTTTATTTGCTGCATTTTCTTGTTGCTGCTGGCCTAATTTCAATGCCTCTGCTCTACGCGACTCATTGACAGAAGCAAGCCCTTCCATGCCTGTTGCTTGATCTTTAGTGGCGGCTATATTGGCATCCATAACTGATTTATTAGCGCCTAACACTAAACCTCTGCCTTCCATTAGTTTACTTTGTGCATCTGCTTGTCTGCTTTGTAGGTCTGCAAAACCAGCCATGCCCTTTTGTTTTGCTTGCACATCCGTATTATATTGTGTGTGCCAATCAGCATAAGCCTTGTTACCGGCATCGGCCATAGATGCTGCGCCTGCCAAGTTAGTAGCGCGTGTTGCGCCTGTATTAGCATAAGGGTTTAAGCCCTGACTGTTCATTTGCTGCTTTTGTAGCTCAGTTGTCTTAGCATTAGCTGCAGCGACATTGCCTTGATATTGCTCACGGGTACGAGTAGCGCTAGGATCAAGATTGATACCATTATTCATGGTGTCTTTGATCTCATCTAAATTGCTTCCATAGCTCTTAATATAAGACTCCATTTGTGGAATATCGCCATTTAGCGCATCAATAATCGGCTGTGCCTTATCGCCATATTCTTTAGCATACTGGCCATAGCCTTTATATAGAGCTGTTAGTTGATCAGCATAGCCCGCGCTTTGAGCGTCAAAACCCGCCATCATTGCATCGAAAGCAGAGCCGTCACCTCCCTCGCCATTAGTTACGATATTTCCTGTAATAGTTCGCCAGCGCTGGTCCGGACCACCGCTTGTTGAGACAGTCTTTAGTTTTGGTCCGCCACTGAAATCATAAAAACTTGAATAATTTGCCATGCTATTTACTCCTTGAAAATGCGTGAATCATAAAATAGCCTGCCAATTAAGCGAGCCTGTTGCGAGGGTTGATGCGCCAGAAAGTGTGCTGGTATAACTATTGAACTTAAGTGTATTGCTGGCTGTTGCAGAATTAGTAATAGCCATCCTTTGTGAGATAACAGCGGTTGATCCTGTTGCAAATATCTTACCCTGCGCTGTTCCTATTTGTCCTGACCCGCCTTGTGCATATATATATAATGGCGTTGGTGCGGTTGAATAAGCAGTAGTTGTATAAGTTCTTGTATTAGTTGATGCTGGAACATTGAGCGTTCCAATCGATCCACTGGAAGGTGCTTCATCAAGCCAATTTGCAGGGATTGAATAATCTGGCCCTGTCAATATTCTTGCACTGGTATAATAGCCTGTATTTTTTAGATAATAACCATATTTTATAGTCCATGCCACATTGTAAACAGAGTACCCAGATTGCACCGTAAAAGCTGGGAATGAAACATTAACAGGAAGCGTTGAATCTGTTTGTGGAGTTGTTGCAATGACAATTTGCGTTAGCGTTCCATCTGAAGCTAAATTGACCGTTTGATCAGCGTAATAAGTATAGCCGCCTGTACCGCTAGTAAATGTGCCACCTGCATCTGAATAGCTAGCAGTTACATAAACATCCCAAGAGTTAGAGGCTAATGCGCTAGAAGTTAAAGTGCTAGTAACAGCCGATAAAGTCGCGCCTAACGCAACGGTTTGTGTACCTACTAACGTATAAGCACTGCCCGACAAATGGATGCGGACGTACAGATAGTAAGTCACCGTTCTATTGTAATAAGTAGGCGCTGTGCCTGTGCCTCTAGCGCTGGTTAAATCAACCGATACCGTAATAGCAGTGGTCAGGGCTGGCGTAACATAAACGGATGAGGTCAGTGGCGTAGTGGCGGACGGACCTATTGCTTCATTAGGCGATGTTGACGAAGTACCATTTGATAAGGCGAGCTGTGCATTAACGGTAAACTGCCATGAGCCACTACCCGGGGTGGATTCGATGATATTATCTGCACTAATGATGAGGGTCTGTGAGACAGAAGTATATGTTGCGTTATAAGACTGTAGATTTTTCGGTGATACAATAACTTGAGGCTGTGTTGCATAATATTTTGCTAATGAAACCGTTGCGCCATTATTAGCACTACCTACTTCTAACACGCTTAGTGATTTAGCAATAACATGGATCGCCCCATTCCAAACATAGGTATCTACTGAACCGTTTTTTATCTTAATATAGTTACCACCGGACCATGAATTACTAGGGTTGGCACTACTGCTTGCAATGATGATCTCTTTGTTTACTAGGTCAATTATAAAACGCTGATCCGGTGATTTTAACGTACCCGCTGTCACATCACCTAAGTTCGCAGTTAAGGCCGACAAGGTGAGTGCAAATATCTTGGTTGCACTAATGCTATTCACTTGGCTATCGCCTATACCTTGCGGGCTTGCGCTAGTTCCTGCACTCGATACTGCGTTCCATGCGCCTGCTACACCCGCCTTAGATATCGCTCTAATCCAATAATAATAGGTCGTATTAACACCAGATGGAATGTAATCTGCATAAACGGTAAAGAGTGATGTACCTATTAAAGCCGCTACAGTCCTGTCATTTGTGCCTGATCGCCAGACCTCAACGTGATCAAAATTGCCAGGTAGTGTTCCCCAATCTAAATAGTTATAAAGTATCCCGCCTGTTACTGTTAAGCCGCTAACGGCAGTAGGTGCAGTCATATCAACAGCGGCTAACACTAGGCTTGTCATCACAATAGGCTGTACGGCCTTTACAGTGATGCCTGCATAAGTCGCTGTGAGCAGTACGCGGTTATCACCTTTAGTACGATCAAAAGTTGCTGCTAGTGTGGGTGTAAAGGTTGCTGTGGTAGATGATCCTGTTAATAGCGTATTGGTACTAGATACAGACCACGCATAAGTCGCTGGTGTTTTTAGCACACCATCTTCATAGAGTTCACAACTAAAGGCGGTTTGTGCAGGCAATGGATTAATACCGGCCGTATCATAGATAGCATTAGTAATGCCGCCAGTAATGAATAGAACATAGCTTTTACCGTTTTCTCCTGTAGTCCCTATCTTAGTAATAGCAATCGGTTCTTTTGCTGTAATCGTTAAGCCACCATAAGTAACGCTCAGTGTCACTGTGTTATCAGCTTTAGCCGCATCAAAGGTGCTGGCTAAAGTGGGCGTGAAGGTGCTGCCGGTTCCAGTCCCCGATAACAAACTGCCGCCAGGATTACTGATATACCAGCTAAAGGTTAAGCCAGTTGTTATGGCTACGCCATTTTTATAAAGCAGAAATCCAAATGCTGACATAACAGGCAGTGGATTTGCGCCATTTGCGTCATAAATAACAGAGGTTCTACCCCCTGTTATATCTAAAACATAAGAGTCGCCTGGCAATCCATCTGTGCCTTGTTGTCCTGCTGGAACAGTTGCAATAGCCGTACTGATAGCTGTCGCCAATATATCTTGAGTAACTGGCGCATTAATCTGTGCAGCATCTATGTTTTGCTTAATCGCTGATAATACTTGGTAAAGTTGAGCATCTACATTGCCAGGTATACTAGGAACAGACGGTAAATCACTCATGTCATTAATTCTCCAACACTGGTTGCCAGCAAGATGGCATTAACATAACTATCGCCTGATATGCGGGCAGCCCATTTTCTGGCGCGATAACCACTAGGCAGCCTAAAGGGTTCTTGCGAGGTGACTGTCTGAGTGTGTTGTAGCGTGTCATCTGCATAGAGTTGAAAGGTAACTGGATAGCGTTTAGCCCATACCCTAGCGATTGACATATTGACCGGCTCTGTTTGTATGGGCTTGCTTTTCCAGGCTTGTGTTAGATTAGTTGAGCCTTCATTCCATTCATAGAGTTTGTTTACACCTGATTCATTGATTGAAATATACAGCTTGCCACTCGCCTTATCACTGAAAGCAGCTTGGCAGTAGACATCGGTATAAGTCACTGTCTTACGCATAGGATCAAGAATAAACCCACCTTTAGCGGGAATAATCTCACCGGTCTCAGTCGTGATGGACCCTGTTAAACCTGAGTCATAAAAGCCTATGTATTTGTTGCGATAGAAGTAGGCGTGAATTGAGGCAGGACTCATGGCCTGATAAACCCGTTCGCTGATAATGCCATCTGAGGCCATCATTGCAGAGCCAGCCGTCAGTAAGACAATACCATCCCTAGAGGCATACATAATGCTCATGCCCATATTCATCATAGTGCTAGTGCTATTAAAACCAACACCCATTGTTACTACGCTGCGGGCTGAGTAATTGGCAGGAATAGCACCTAGTTTAGAGAATGTCATATAAGCGGGGGTATTACCGGTACCTATCACCGGATAGCCATCTGTTGAGATATAAAGCATGTTACCAATAGCGGCTAATCCACGAATGGGATAATCCATTGACTTAATGTAATCTTCCGGCCAAGCATGTGATTGATAGGGTTCGGAAAAATAAAGATCATTACCAACATAGCCCGCCAACATGCCATTAGCCATAGACACTAAGCCTAATAACCCTAAGGGGGATGGACTGTAAAGCGTCGTTGTTATCGCAGCGCCAAAGGTATTATCAATAACCAGATAATCAGCGGTAGATGCCGTTATTTCTTTCAGGAAATTATAGGTTCCACCCGATGAGGCGACATAAATGCGTATTTTCGTTAAGTCAGGTTGCGGTATTGCTTGAAAGCCAGATAAGGTGACATATTCATCGTCGTTTGTGTAAACAAGATTAGAGGCGGTTGAAGGCGGTCCTTCTCGCCCAAGATCATTAACGAAAGTATAGATGTAAGATTTAGCTATTCTATTGCCAATCGTATCGCTAACGGTGCCAGCAATACTCCATTTTACTTTTACACTATTAGCAGGCGTAGCTTTTGCAGTAACTGACGCAATTAAGGTAGTTGTTGGTGAATCAATGCCTAGTTTTCGGAATACATCAGGATAAGTTGTGCCGCCACCGGCAATTGCTAGAGATTTGCTCGTGTATTGAGGTCCTATTGTTGTATTAGTGAAGGCTACCTGCCAGTCGTCATTCTTAGCGATCTGTAAAAAGGCAACATCCGTTACACTTGTCCATGCTAACCATCGTAGGCTATCCATGAGGTATAAGCTCTTGAGTGTGCCAGTCGTTGAGTTCCATACTGGACTCACACCAATGGATTTAAGCCCTTTCCATGTATTTAAAGCGCCTTGATCAGTAAAGACGTTGGTGGCTTCTACGGCATAATTAGGTTGTAACAGCTCGTCAGAGACATCTGAGTTAGCACCGAGAAATTGTGTGAAGGCTATTTTCATTAACTTTCGGTCCCTGTGATAATAAAGTAATCCAGCGGTGTGCCGGTTGCATTAGCTGACACGGTACGTTTTAACCACAAGTGTTGAAATTGTCCGGCTGTTAATGATCCGATAGCTAGTGGCGCATAAGAAAATGAAGGCTTTTGAAAGACTAATGCACCAGTGGGTGCTGTTACTGCACTTGCTATGGCTTGTTCTGTAATTGAGCTTTTACCAGTCAAGCCTAATGCGATATAAGACCGCGAGCCTTCAACATCACTTGATAGATATACACCCGCATTATTAATGGTTGTACTGCCTGTATTCTTGATAACAATACACGCATAGTGCGTGATACCTGCAACAGCATCTGCTAGTACGACATCTGGAAAGACAATGCCCTGCGTTTCTGTTAAAGCGGCACTACTAATAAGACCGCCTAAGACACTGGTTGCTGATCCTCCTCCAGTAAAGTAAAAGCTCAGAGCCATTATTTAGCCTGCTGTGGTTGAGGTGGTGTAGGTGTTGTTGTTTTGTTAAAGCCAATGGCTTGAGTAAAAGCCTGATAATGAGCAACCGCTTTAGCGTCTTGATTGCCGTACTCACTGTCTTTGCTTAAGGCGCGATAAAGGACATAATCTACTAATGCATTTTGATAGACATCAGGAATGGTTATCTTAGTGCCAACTGTAGCATTCGCTATTAACGCAGGTATGGCTGAATAAACGCACTCGACATATTTAGTCACTGTCGGTTGTGGCGGGTATACATAAAACACTAAGGGGTCTTGTGGCGTGTAAATGTAATGCTTAACTATTCCGTAGGGAAGCGTTGAAGTCCAGCCAGGTATACGCTTAAGCATGATCTCTTTAGGTACATGATTAATAGGAAACCCCATTGTTGTGCCTAACGATCCCAAGTTATAAGGGATATCAAGCAACAAGATGCCATCGCTGGGCAGTGATTGCTTAACGCCAGAGACTAACTGCAAGGCTATGTTCTTAACATTGCTTGATGGAGACAGTGTTGCTAGTTCACGCTGACCATCGTTCAGCCATCCTAGAAGCTCAGAAGCCTGCCAATGTAATGCAGAGGAGTCCTCCAATAACAAACTCGCTTTATCAATAATGGTTTTTGCATCGGTTACTGAAGCCATGATTGATCCTTAGAAATTAAATGGATTGCGATATAAAGTCGATTGTTCTGAAGCGGCTCGATTAACCGTGTCATATAACGCATTACGTTTGTGACCAAAGGCTTTATCGAACTGACCTGAATACATAATGGCTTTATTGACATCCGTCATACCATTGTTATTGATGGAGAAGAAGCGAAATAGGCACCAGTTACTTAAGTCATCATGGTATTGGCTAGGTGTTTCCATTGCTACAATCGGCCGACGTGAGCCGTCCAGTTGCATCGTGTAAGATTTATCAGGCATTGGATACAAGGTGATCTTGGTATCATCCTGAAAATAGTATTTAGGGGTACTAACTTCGGTAACCCATTTATTGATATTAAAATCCAACTCGCGTCGAGTGGTCTTTATGAGCGGTTTGCTCTCGCCACTCAACCGAACTGAATCTATAAAAATAACACTAGGATTTATGGCATAGACCGATACACCTGAAGTGACGGCTATATCGTAAGTGCTATCAAGTCGTAAGTATTGAGCGCGTTCAGCGGCTTCTGTCTCAGCTTCACTAATAAAGCTGGCCAATACGGTATCTGGTACAACATAAGGTTCTACATCATCCCCTGAGTATCGTCTGATCAGCGCTATGAGCGCACTCTGTTTCATTTAGATGGCTATTGCGCTAAAGGGATACGCAGGCACTTCACGTTTCACAATGGTTTTAGTAATCTCGTCTTGGACATATATATCTTTAACGGCATGTTCAAGCACTTCCACTAGAAATGCCGGTACGATCACTTCCATACCGCGTTTAACTAACCACGTCTTACCATTAACCGAGATAGGCACATCAATAGAGCCTGTGTCGCCTTCGGTCTTGTGGATCATGAGTTTTACTTGTTTATCAGCCGTTACCGTTACCGCTTTACCGGCATCACGAATCAACGTCTTAATGGAATCGATACTGAAGCGTGCATTAGCATCAATACCCAATGCTTTAGCGTGTTCAACGAGTTCTTCTTTGCTATCTGATGTTTCAAAATCAAACATGATCTTTCCTTATTTAAGTAAAAAGCGGGTACCTATTGCTAAGTACCCTCATTTGTTTAACGGGCATAATATAATCTCTTTAACAACCAAATCTGAGTTCATGTCATGCCCTTAAAATATATAGAATGTAGCAATGTAAGGCTTTTATTAAAGGGCAGTCGCTCCCACCTCAATGCGGCACAACCAATTTTCATTAAGAATTTTGGCAGCGAAGTAAGTTTTCCAACCTACGAAACCGACTTGTCCTAATGGATCAGATTTAGAAGGTGTACCAGGGTTCAATACACTTGGAGTGATTGAGTTAGCACCTTTCAAAGGCACTAAGCCATACGCTTCTTTAGCAACGAATATTAATGGATAGACATCGATGTTAGTCGCATTGTCAGCAATCAAACCAGTTGAGCCAACCACTGCACCAGCCGCTTGAAATGGCACCATCAATGGAGTCAAGATAAAACGAATAGACTCAACAGAGCCTAATTCTTCAGGACATAAAGGTTGACGTGAACCGTAAGACGCAACTGGAGTAAAACCAGCTAATGCACGAATATCGGCTTCCAAATCAGTATGACCGAAAGCAATATACCCACCTTCAATCGCTTTTGTTGCATAGCCTGGTGAAGATGCCAACATTGAAGTAACAGGTTTGCCTCTGTTAGCACGTAAGGCTCTAACAACCGCACGAACACGATCAAGAGTAAGCTTGCTGTTGACAGATACGCGAGTCGTGTGAGCGATAGTGTCATAGAATACGTTAGTACCCGCTTTGATAGC